CGCCCCCGGCCGACCCTGTACGATGCCGGCGACACGCCCGACCTCGGGCCGCGCTACCCGGCCACGGCGCCCGAGGTGCACGTGACCGCGCGGCCGGCCGAGCGGTGCGAGTCGGCACCCGGCGACCGCGACCTCCCGTGGATCGACCCGGACCTGTGGGAGTGACGCAAAGCGCGGCCCGGAGTGACGTTCCACGGCACTCGAACCCCGCGCCGAGGGCGCCTCGCCGTTTACACGGTGGCATGGGCCGTGCAGTACCTCCCGGCATGACCAACACCACGGACATCGAGATCACGGGCGGCCTGAAGTTTTCGGCGACCGAGGCGACGATCACGGCGGTGAGCCCGAAGGGCCGCGCGTTCATGGCGCACCACGCGGGCGCCGACGAGCAGACGTGCTCGGGTGGCCGGGCATGACCGACCGGGAACGCGACGCCGAGGCCGAGATCGAGGAGGCCGCGCGCCGCGCGCGGGTGGCCGCGCAGATAGCGGACGCGCAGGCGAGCACCCGGCGCCGCCGGGAAATCGCCAGCAAAATCAAGGTGATCCGGGGCGTGGAGCCCTCGGGCGCCGGGCTCGCGCGGCTCCCCCACGGGCTCCGCTAAAGTCCTCCCCCGACCGACCGATAGGAGACCATCATGGGAATCAACCGCAACAAGGTGCACGCGAAGTTTCAGGGCTCGAACGGCCTGCCCCGGTGCTCGACCATGACCGGCGAGACCGCGACCGACCCGGCGTTCGTGACGTGCAAGTCGTGTCTGAAGGCCGCCGCCGCCGAGAAGGCCGGGGCCGACGCGGTGCACGCGTTCCGGCGCTCGAAGCTCGCGCGCGCGGCCGTGCTCACAGGCGGGCTCGCGCGCGAGACGGTGCACTACCTCGTGCGCGTGCTCGACATGGAGGGCAAGCTCGAAGCTCGGAAGTCCGCGGAGCGCGTGCGCGAGCGCATGAAGTCCTAGGGCACTCCCGCCCGTGCTACGCTAGAGAAAGCCGGCGCCCCCCTCCCCCTTCCAAGTGGCGCCGGTGCCCCGGCCGGGCTTCTCCTCTCGGCCGGGGCTTTCTCTTTCGCGCGCGCGCGCCTACACTGGCGGACGTGACGCGCAAGAAACGCCCGACCACGCCCGACATCGGTGGGGACTATCTGACCGGGTTCGCCGGCGAGGAGCCCGTCGGGCCGCCCCTCGTGTGGATCGAGCAACCCGCCGACTGGCCGCGCAAGGTGCCCTACAACGGCGTGCTCCCCGATCGCGAGAAGTACCCCGAGCCCAAGGCCGACCCGGCGTTCGCGCATCTCCTCCGGCCGAGCACGAGCAAGACGGGCAAAGGGGAGTTGGTGTTTCCGCCGGGCCGCGCGCCGTTTTTCTGGCATCCGGCCTACGCCCCCGAGGGGCGGTTCAAAGAGCAGGGCAAGAGCGCGAAGCAACTCGGCAAGCCGGCCACCGACCCGACCGAGGGCGGAGATCCCGAGGAGCGGGCCGACTCGTTCCGCGCGCTCTCGCGCGTGTACTCGAACCTCCCCGAGGCCACGCTCCAAAAAATCATCACCAAGCTAGCGGCGCAGGCCGCCGGCGGTGACGCCCAAGCGCAAGCGCTATTCGTGCGCCTCGAATCAATCCAAGCCTCCAAGCCGATCGACGTCGGTGGCCGCGCGCTGATCAAGCCCGAGGCGGTGGCCACGGCCGAGCGCGCGATCGTGGCGCTCGTCGCAAAGGTCGGCGCGGTCTACCCAAGCGGCGCGTGTCCGTGGTGCGGTGGACATGCGGCCGAGGAGTGAATTCACCGTGTACGCGACGAGCGAGTATTTCACCGGCCGCTACGTGATCAGTGCCGCAGGGCACCACGAGTTTCGCGTCGAGATCCCGTGGGCCGAGCGCGACGAGTGGCACGACCGAACCTTCGACGTTCTCGCGGCGCACGGCGGCATGGTCGGCGCGAACGCGTGCACCAGGTACGAGCCCCACATCACCATGACGCCCGAGGGGTTCACCGTCTCGGGCACGGTCTCGCTCTTTCTCCTCGCGGACAAAAAGCCGTGACCAAGCGCAAGGTCGCCAAGTGGCGCGTCGTGTTCTGTTTCCTCTTCGGACACTCCGAGTTTTCGGACGGCGGCGGCCGGCGGTTCCGACTCTTCGAGTGCTCGACCTGTCACCGTGTGACCGCGGTGCCGACCGAGGTGTGGCGGCGCCGAGTCGCGCGCGAGAAGAGGCGCCGAGGCGAGCCCGAGCGATGAACGACGCCCCGGCCGAATACATCGCGCGCCTACGCTCGCGCGGGTGCTCCCCGTTGGAGTGGCTCGCCCGGTTCGGACCCGACGGCGTGCGCGCGTTCCTCGACGAAATGGAGGACGCGCACGGCCCCCATGCGCGTTGGGCGCTCGTGTGCCTTTGGGAGTTGTGGGCGCGACCCGAGCAGCTCCCGCCGCCCGGCGCGTGGCCGGTGCACGTGATCCAATCCGGCCGCGGGTGGGGCAAGAACCGGACGGGCTCGGAGTGGGGCCACACGAAGGCCGAACGGCTGAAGGGTTCGCGCGGTGCGCTCGTCGCGCGCACGGCCGCGGACGTGCGCGACACCGTCGTGCGCGGTGCGTCCGGCATCCTCGCGACGATGAAGCCGTGGAACCCGTGCGTGTATACGCCGACGAACCGCGAGGTGCGGTGGTTGAACGGAAGCATGGCGACGACCTACTCCTCCGAGGAGCCCGACCTCCTCCGCGGCCCCAACCACCATTGGGGACTCGCCGACGAGTTTGCGACGTGGAAGGTGACCAAGGCGCAGGACGGCGGCACGGCGTGGGATCACCTTCGCTTCGGGTGCCGGCTGGAGATGAACGGCGAGGCGCCGCAAATCGTCGTCACCACGACCCCGCGCCCGACTCTGGCGATGAAGCAACTACTAGCGGAGCGCGGGGTAGTAGTTACGCGCGGCCACCAACGCGACAACGCCTCGAACCTCTCCGCCGACTACTTGCAGAGCATGGAAGATAAATACGGCGGCACCCGGATGGGCCGGCAGGAGATCGCCGGCGAGCTTTTGACCGACATCGAGGGCGCGATCGTCACGCTCGACATGATCGACGAGATGCGGTTCGACTCGCTCCCGCCCGATACCAAGCTCGCGCGCGTGGGCATCGGCGTCGATCCCTCGGGCGGTGGCGACGAGCAGGGCATCGTGGCCGCGGGGTCGGTCGACGACTGCGGGTGTGGCCTCGGCGGAGTCCGGCCGCACTACTACGTGCTCGGCGACTCGTCGGGCAACTACACCCCCGAGGGGTGGGGCTCGGCCGCGGCGCGGCTCTACTACTCGCACGACGCCGACCGCGTCTATGGGGAACGCAACTACGGCGGCGACATGGTCAAGAGCACGCTGCGGAACGTCGACCCCGACATACCGTTCGAGGACGTCGTCGCGTCGCGCGGCAAGGTGGTCCGGGCCGAGCCCGTGCTCGCGCTCTATGAGCAACGGCGCGTGCACCACGTGGGGACGTTCCCGCAGCTTGAGGACGAGGTTTGCCGGTTCACCGCGGGCGATTGGGTCGGCGTCGGTTCCCCCAACCGGGCCGACGCGCTCGTGTGGGTGCTCACGAAAATGTCGGGCCGGAAGGCGCGCGCCTTCCGCGCGTGGTAGACTGCGGGCATGGCGGGAAAGCTCCGATCGTTTGCCGTATCCCTCGGGGCCGAGACGCTGCGCGCGATCAAGTGGGGATTCCCCGCGTTCGTCGTCGAATCGAAGTCCTCGGGCATGGACCCGTCGACGTTGCGCGCTTTCATGCAGGGCAGCGAGGCCGGCTCCGAGCGCGTCGGCACGTCGTACCAATCGCTCGTGCGCGATGGCTTCGAGCGAAACGTGTGCATCTATCGCGCGGTGTCGGAGATCGCCGGCGGCGCGGCCTCGGTGCCAATCGACGTCTACTCGGGCGACGACAAGGTCGACAACCACCCGCTCGGGCTCCGGCTGAAATCGCCGGGCATGTCGAAGTCCGGCCCCCGGTTCATCGCCGAGCTTCTCTCGTACTACCTCCTCGACGGCAACGCGTTCGTCGCGGCTCTCGTCCTGCCCGGCGAGGACGCGAAGGCCGAGCCCGTCGCGCTGATCAACCTCCGACCGGATCTCGTGAAGGTGACGCGGCGCCGCACCAATCTGATCGGGTCCACCGTTTACACGTACACCCCCGAGGCTCCGGGCGTCCCGCGCGAGTGGGTGGTGGCGGACGACGCCGAGACGTCGCCGATTTTGCACCTCCGAACCTTCGACGCGCTCGACCGCACCCGCGGGCTCGCGCCACTCACGCCGGCGCGCTCGGCGATCGACCGCCACAATCTCTCGGACGAATGGAACGCGCAGGTGATCCGCAACGGCGCCAAGCCGCCGGGCGTCCTGATCGTCGACCGCGGCAAGGAGGGCGACGCAAGCCTGACCGACCCCGAGCGCGACTCGATCAAGGCCATGCTCGACGAGATGGTCGGCGGCGCCAAGAACGCCGGCCGGCCGTTCGTCCTCGAAGGCGGCCTCCGCTGGCAGCAAACCGGGTGGAGCCCGACCGACATTGATTGGTCGGGTGGCAAGGCCTCGGCCGACCGCGATGCCGTGACGGCGCTCGGGTTCCCGCCCATGCTCCTCGGAATCCCCGGCGACAACACCTTCAGCAACCAACGCGAGGCGCGCCTCGCGCTCTGGGAAAATACGATCATTCCGCTCCTCGGGTTCACGCTCGCCGAGATCACCCAATGGCTCGCGCCCCGCTACGGCGGCGACCTCACCCTGAAGCCGAACCTCGACCAAGTCCCCGCGCTCGCGCTCCGCCGCGAGCGGGTGTGGGAACGCGTCAAGGGCGCGGAGTGGCTCTCGGTCAACGAGCAGCGCGCGGAGACCGGGCTCGATCAACTTGCGCAGTCCGAGGCCGACGCCATCCTCGTGTCGTACTCCAAGGTGCCGCTCGAATCCCTCTCGCAGTCCGTGATCCTGACCCAACCGGACACGGGCTCGGAGGACGTCGAGCCGGCCGCCGAGGGCGAGCCGGCGGACGACGCCGAGGACGCGGCCGAGGAGTAGGCTATGCCATCCGCCGTTTACACGGTCGGGGCTCGGATGCGGGCCGCGTTCGAGCGGAAGCTCGGGCCGGAGGCCGGCGCGTTCCTGCGGACGCAGGCCGACGGCGTCGCGCGCGCCTACGGCGTGGGCGGGCTCCAAGGCGTCGGGGTGCAGATCGAGTTGGGCAAGCCCCGGCTCAAGACCATGCTCCGCGTGGCCTACGTGTCGGGCGCCGGCGCGCAGGCCGGCGCACGGTTCGACGCGTTCGGAGTGAAGCCGCCGAAATTCGTGGAGCGGCGCGTCCTCGCGTTCGCCGAGACGCAGTCGGCGCAACGCGTGGTCGACATCTCGGACGCGACCGAGCGGCGGATTCAGCAAGTGGTCAAGGCGTCGATCGACGAGCGCATGACCACCAAGGAAACGGCGGCGGCGATCCAAGAGACACTGGCCGGCGCCTCGCGCGCGCGCGCGTTTCAAATCGCGCGCACCGAGGTGGGCACCGCCACCGCGTTCGGAGACCATCTCGCGGCGCGCGAGTCCGGGCTCCAACTCCTGAAGGTGTGGTTGACCGCCGGCGATGGCGGCAAGCGGCACCCGAGCGAGCCGGGCCTCGAAGGGCAGGAGCGCAACCTTGACGAGCCGTTCGACGTCGCGGGGTTCGAGATGCAGCACCCGCTCGACCCGGACGGGCCGGCCGAGCAGGTGGTCAACTGTCGGTGTGTCTTGGACTACCGGCCCGTGCGTTGACAACCGAGCGGCCGTGCTATGATGGCCGCATGGAATCCAAGCGCTACCTCTTCGTCCCGTTCGAGATGAAGGAAGTGGACGCGGCCTCGGGCACGTTCGAGGGCTACGCGAGCGTGTACGGCAACGTCGACCTCGGCGGAGACATCATGCAGTCCGGCGCGTTCAAGGCGTCGGTGAAAGCGCAGAAAGGGAAGGTGCCCCTTTTCTGGAATCACAACGTGCCCATCGGCACGGCGCTCGTGGCCGAGGACGAGAAAGGCCTGCACACCGTGGGCTCTCCGCTCGTGAACGACGTGGTGGCCGCGCGCGAGGGCATGGCACTCGTGAAGGCCGGCGCCGTCCGCGGCATGTCGGTCGGCTACATCGCGCGCGCGTCCTCGCGCGACGAGAAGACGGGCGTGCGAACGATCAAAACGGCGGACCTCTTGGAGGTTTCGCTCGTACCCTTCGGAATGAACCCGGGCGCGACCGTCACCTCGGTGAAGTCGCTGGCGGAATTCGCCGACGCCGTCGCGCTGGCCGCGGCGCTCGTCGAAGGAAAGACCTTCGACCCCGATTTCGCGGAGGCGCTTGCGCTTCTCGCGTTCCCCCGTGTATCATCCTCGCTCGACGAGTCCGAGGCGAAAGCCGCCTTGGAGTCTTTGAACGCCCTCTTGGAGGAAATGAAGCCGTGAGTGATTTGGTCGAGATCAAGAAATCGTGCGACGCCCTCGGCGTCGCCTTCGAGGCGTTCAAGACGGCCGCGGCCGAAGAGCGCAAGGCCGGCAGCAACGCCTCGGGCGAAGTCAAGGAGAAGCTCGTCAAGATCGAGGCGAACCTCCTGAAGTTCGAGGAGACCAAGACGCGTCTCGAACGCGCGATGGTCGCCATGCAGGCCACCGACCCGACCAAGGCCGCCGACGGCAAGGCCGCGGAGTACCGCGCCAAGATCGACTCGTACCTCCGCAAGGGGCGCGACGAGGGCATCGAGGCGGCGCGCGCCGAAGTCAAGGCCATGTCGGCGCTCTCCGGTCCCGAGGGCGGCTACTGGCTCAACCTGCCCGAAGTCGACCCGACGTTCCGCGCGGACGTGGTCGAGTCGAGCCCCATGCGCCAGCTCGCGCGCGTGCTCACCATCTCCGGCCCGTCGATCAAGGGCAAGCGGCGCGCGACTCGCACGTCGACCGGCGGATGGGTCGGCGAGGCGGATTCCCGCCCGACGACCGCGACCGGCACGCTCGGCGAGTGGGAGATCGTCGCCCGCGAAATGTACGCCTACCCCGAGGCACCGCAGTCGTTCCTCGACGACGCGGCCGTCAACGTGGAGGCGTGGCTCAACGGCGAGGTGTCCAGCGAATTCGAGATCATCGAAAACACCGCGTTCGTGAGCGGCAACGGCGTCAAGCGGCCGATGGGCTTCAACGCCTACCCGGCCACCGACCCCGGCACCGGCGCGTTCATCGAGGCGGTGAACATGGGCGCCTCGAACGCGCTCGCGGCCGACGACCTGATCAACCTTCAGGAGGCGTTGAAGGAGCCCTACCAGGGCGGCGCCACGTTCGCGTTCAAGCGCGTGACGCTGTCGCTGATCCGCAAGCTCGTGACGTCCTCGCAGGTGGCCAACTACCTGTGGCAGCCGGGCCTTCAGGCCGGCGTTCCGGGCGTGATCCTCGGCCGGCCCTACGTGTTCATGGACGACCTGCCGGCGGTGTCGGCGGTGGCCAGCACGTACCCGATCCACTACGGGGATTTCCGGGCGTGCTACACGATCGTCGACCGGCAGGGCGTGACCGTCCTCCGCGACCCGATCACCAACAAGGGGTTCGTGGGCTTCTACACCGTGAAGCGCACCGGCGGCGACGTCGTGCACTTCGAGGGCATGAAGCGGCTCGCGAACATCTAGTCGAATCCCTCCGCCGGGCGGATGCCCGGCTGAGGGGCTTCTCCTTCCACCCCCAACGCAGCGAGGAACCCCGAACATGACCATGCAGCGAGACCTCCACAACGAGATCGTCGTCCGGCGACTGATCTCCCCGCAGGCCGGTGCCGGCGACAACACCGCGCAGGTGTCGCAGATCATCGACATGCAGGGATTCGACGGGCTCGAAATCCTGATCGCCACCGGCACCGTCGCCGACGCCGACGCCACCTTCACCGTGCTCGTGGAGCACGGCGAGGTGTCCAACCTCTCCGACGCGGCGGCCGTCCCCGACTCCATGCTGATCGGCACGGAGACCACGGCGGCCTTCCAATTCGGCGACGACGACGCCGTCCGCAAGCTCGGCTACAAGGCGAGCACGGGCAAGCGCTACGTGCGGCTCACGATCACCCCCGCCGCCAACACCGGCACGTGGGGAATCTGCGCCGTCGGCGTGCTCTTCTCCGCGCACCGTCTCGCGACGATTTCGCAGGCCGACGCGTAACCGACGCCGGCGCGCCTCCTTCGGGCGGCGCGCCGGTCCCCGGTTCCCTCGCCATGCAAGTCGACGCCGACACGGCCAACATTCTCGCGGCCCTCGTGGCCGTGTCCGCGGCGTCGATCGGAGCCGTGGCCGCCATCGCGCGCGCGGTAGTCGCCAGTGTCCGCACCACCACGGCCACCCTCGGGGTCGAGGTGAAAAACTTGGCCGGTGCTGTGGTAGACTTGCGCGACGAATTCCGCGAGGGCTCGCGTGTCCAAGTCGAACACGCCAAAGCTCTCGCAGTCTTGACCAACCAACGCGTGCCACGTGCACGCCGAACCAAGGGGTGAATCGTGGCCAACCTCCGCATCCTGACGACGGTCCGCAACGCAATGCTTGATGCGATCAAGGCAGCGATCGACGCGGGCGCCGGCGCGGGCACCATCAAAATCTACACGGGCACGCAGCCTGCGGACGCCAACACGGCGCTCTCGGGCAACACGCTGCTCGCCACCCTCACCTTCACGGATCCGTGCGCAGGCGCCGCGAGCGGTGGCGTCCTGACGTTCTCCACGATCACCCAGGATGCGAGCGCCGATGCGACCGGCACCGCGACCTTTGCGCGGATCCAGGACAGCGACGGCAATGTGGTGTTCGACTGCGACGTCAACACCTCGGCCGCCACGCTCATCATCAACACCACGTCGATCGTGACCGGCGGGCCGGTCTCCATCACGTCGTTCACCCTGACGATCGCCGCAGCGTAAGGGGGCCGACATGACCCTGCACCGCGCGGTTCACGCGGGGCGACTCGAGCGGTGGCTTGGCGCCGAGGAAGTCGACCGCGTCTCGCGTGCCATGGTCGATTGGTACGGGCCGCCGATCGCGGTGGCCGGAGTGCCGGGCGCCGTTTACGCTCACGCGGGCGGCGACTTCGCGGGCGAGCTTCGCGTGGGGTACGAGGCCACGGCGCTCGACTACGTCCACGACTTCGGCCGGCGGATGAAGCGCGCGCACCGGCGCTCGGTGCGGAATTCCTACACGCAGCTCAACGCCGGCTTCTCGTCGTTGTCCGACCTGATCTCGGAGGCCACGGCCGGCGCGAAGCGGCGCGAGTTTGCATGGCAGAAGGCTGGCACCACCGGAGTCATCAACGCGACCAATTCCCTTTGGCTCGTGGGCAACCAACCGTCGGCGGGCGCCGTGGGTTCGGCGGCTCCAGGCGGGCGGGTGCCGACCAGCGCCACGGCGGGCGCGTTCCCGTTCTCGAACCCGACGGGTGGCGACTTTCAACACCTCGTCGCCGCGCTCACCTTCGCGTCGCTTGGCGCCAACACGGCGCTCCTCTATGACCGTATCTTCGATGTGGCCAAGACCGTGTCGAGCACCGCGACCGAATCCGTGACCGGCGTTCCGACGCGTTACCAGTCGAGCACGCCGACGGCCGCCGACTACGCAGGGGGCAATTTTTGCTTCGTCGAGGCGAGTGCAGCACTCGGCGCGACCGGCCACAACTGGACCGTGTGCCGCTACCGCAACCAGGCGGGCACCGACACAATCTCGTTTCCGAGCATGACCGGAAACTCCTCGAACATCATCAACCGACTGGACCATCCGCTCGGCTCCTGGTTCATGCCACTGGCCACGGGCGACTCTGGTGTGATGGACCTCGATCAAATGCAGTGCTCGGCGTCGGTGACTGGCGTTGTGTCGTTCGTGATCGGTCACCCGATCGCGTGGTTCCCTTGCCCGGTGGCCAACCTCGGCGCGCTATTCGACGGCGTCTCGACCGCGTTCTCGCTCGCGCGCATCTTTGACGACGCGTGTTTGGCGTTCCTCGAGGTCAGCAAAGGCGCCTCGACCGCGACGAATTGGAGCGGCCAATTCTTCTCGGTGGCAGGTTGACCGTGTCGCATCGGGCGGTTCATTCCGCGCGACTCGAACGGTGGCTTGGCGCGGGCAACGTCGAGCGGCTCTCGCGCAACATGGCCGGATGGTACGGCCCGCCGATCGCGGTAGGAGGCGTACCTGGCGGCGTCTACGTCGGGGGCGATGGGGACTTTTGCGGGCGGCTCAATGCAGGATGGGAGGCGTCCGCCTTCGATCGCGCAGCTGAGATTCTGCGCCGCGCGAAGCGCGCCTATCGCATGACGGTGCGCGGCTCGCACTCACAACTCAACGCGGGTTTCTCCTCGTTGGCCGACCTGGTCGCCAACTACAGAAACGGCGAGCAGAGGATCTATCCGTTTACGCTCTCGTCATCGGTGGCCACGATCGCGTCCTCGGTCGAGCATTGGGTCGGCGGCAATCAACCTGCGGCCGGCTCGGCTCCGCCAGCGGCGCCGACCGGCCGGAATCCTGGCGTGGCGAGTGGTGGCTTCGTTCCGCAGAACCCGACCGAGACGAACGCGCAGCAATATCTTGCGTCGGGCCAGATGCTCGTCGACGCCGCCGCCAACTTCCTTCTCGTGGATCGGCTTTTCGATGTGACCAAAACGATGAGTAGCACGGTCACCGAGGCCGTTGACGGCACGCTCACGCGCTACACGTCGACGACAGCGGGCGCGCAGGACTCGGCCGAGGGAAATTTCTTGTGGATCGGGTGCCGCACGATGTTGCCCGCGGGCGCCCACAACTGGACGGTATGCACCTACACGGACCAGGCGGGCAACGCGGGCGCGACATTGCCGAGCGTGACCGGGGTTTCGGCGTGTGCCGCACGCCGAAACGACATGCCGCTCTCTCGGTGGTTTGCACCGCTTGCAGCGGGGGATTCTGGCATCCTCGCGTTGACGCAAATGCAGTGCTCGGCGTCGTTGACTGGCGCCGTCGATTTCGTCATCAACCACCCGATCGCGTGGTTCCCTTGCCCGGTGGCCGCCATCGTGTGCAGATTCGAGTTCATCCGCACGGCCTTTACGGCCACGCGAATTTTCGATGATTCGTGTCTCTCGTTCCTCCAAGTGAACGCGCTCTCGGCCACGTCCGCGAACCCCGTCGGGTCCTTCAATACTGTGTGCGGGTGATGCCGTGTTCTTTCTCGACGGCTACTTTTTCACCTTCCCAGTAGAGCTCGACCAGATCCAACCGGGCGATGCGACCGAGCCGCCCTTCTCGCTCGAGGATTCCACCCAGGCGATCACAGGCGCCGGCGCGGGCAACATCGCGCCTACGGGATCCGCGGCAGCGACCCACACGCCCTACGTGCTCGCGGGCGCGGGCAACATCGCGCCCACCGGCGCCGCCGCAGCGACCCA